ATCATTGGCGTTGATGTGCCATATTGCTTGTTTAACAGATCACTGTAGCCCCTTTGACCTTCTATGGTTTTACCAGCTGCTGAAACTACCTTATTAGTCTCTTGTTGAATTTCATCAATCTTTTGTTTTTTAACAGCCTCTGATAGAGTATCGTCTGCTTTAATGGTATCAATTTTTACCTTGCCTGCTTCTATGGCGTCTTCAGCAATTTTGTACTGTTTATCTGCCACGGCTTTTAGCGTTACAGGGAAGTTCTCACGCAGCATAGCTTGACCAGAGGGGGTCAAATACTGTTTAGCTGTGTTCAAGGAACCAGTACCAACGAGACGGGCTACTGAATCTATTTGCCCGGGTACTCCACCACTGTACCAGTTAGGAAGCTTATTTGGAAGGTTTTGAGCAGCGGTGGCTATAAGACCTGTTCCTACGTCTTTAAGCTTACCAGCCACTGACATGTTAGGAACAAAAGGAAGGAGACCAAGACCCATCATCCCGTAGTTCAGAGGAGTACGCTCTTCTGGGTTTTCATAAAGATTATTAGCATCCGCAACGAAACCTGCAATATCTCCAGCCACCGGCAGCGGCATTGTTGTTAGAGCTAAAGCATCTAAGTAGTCCTGACGACTATAGTTGGACTGTGGGTTTTTTTCGTTTAATGCGGCCCTAAACAGACCTTCTTCGGGATCAGAATAGTTCATAGCCATTACTGTTGCTCCTCTTCCTGACCGTAGAACATACCTCCACGGATTAGCGGTGCCCTAGCACCAGACAGTTGTCGTCTTGTGGCACCAAAGACTTCACCACCAAGGTTGATAGCTGAAGGTGCAGCCAAGATAGCAGCCACCGTAGGAGAAGCCCCTTGGTTCTGTAGTGCCCTGTAGACCAGAATAGGATGGTTAGAAAGAGCCTTTGCAACCGTACTTTGCTCTGTCAAGTCAGCCAAGTTTCTTGCTGATTTAGTGGCATAGTTATTGGTAGCACCATAAGTAGCACTCTGCTTCTGCAAGAGTGTCTTAATGGTTGTGTTGTCAGGATCAAACTCCTCCGCGAAACCACTAATTGTGTCGTTGATCTTCCCACGCATATCCATAACGATCTGCTTTTCCAAAGCCAGCTTGCTCTTGTCTACATCAGACAGCTTATTGAAGTCTTTAGAAGACAGTACCTTATCGAGCCTTCTGCGTAGCTCAAGCAGCCCCTTCAGGCTGTTGGGTTCTATCTTTGCTTCTTTTAGGTTAGTAATGATGCCATCAACCTTACGCATGATTGACCTTTGAGCCTCAGCTTTAACTGCTGGCTTAAGACCCTGCTCTCGTAGTGTCGGTGAGGTGTTAATGGTGTCTACTAGAAGATCGTTAAACGAGTTCTTAACATTACGAACAAACTTACCTGTCTTGTCAAAGGAACCCAGCTGTCCTTGGATACGTGCCTCAAGAGAATTCATGTGTTTATTGAGTGCAGCCAAGTTACGCTCTGGCACATACAGAGGGGAAACACCTTTAATGTCTAAAAGGTTATCCACCATGTTGTCCAAAGCACCTGTGCCGTTCCTTAGTTCAAGCTCAATGTTTGCTTTAGAACGCTCAGGTTGAAACATTCTCCTAAGCATCTCACGCTTAAACTCTTTACGTTTGTCAACGATAGTCAAACCTTCCTCAAGAGTATCCCTAAAACCAGCGCCCTTCTTTGCTTTGATTTTGAAAGGAGCCATCACGTTGGCAATGTTGAATACAGACTCAAGTGTCCTACGTGTTTGTGGGTCCACAGCCATGTAAAAGTCTATGGCTTGTTTAGCAAACTCTGAGTTTGTGATGTTATTCATCAAGTCGTTGAAACCCCGGCGAATCTCAGGATTAGCCACATCAGCGGCTGCGCCTAAACCTGTAGAAATAACTTCTCCTGTGACATCCATGATAGGACCTTTAAGCCCCTTGCCTATCATTTGTAGTTCTCTTTCAAAAGGAAAACGACTAGGCGCCTGCATAACGTCTACCATTTCCTTCTTACGAGCTTCCATAGCAGAACCAATGCGCTCAGGCAAACCGCCAACAAGAGTAGCAGCAGACTCAAGATTACCCATTGGTTCTGGAGGGGGCGGAGGTGGCTCTGGTTGTTGTCCACCATCCATGCTTACTACTTTTTTACCGAACTCCTGAGAAGCTCTTTGTGCAACTTCGTCAGGTGTTACTGTATCCGGTGTATTCTGGTAAACGTGAGAAGACCCATCATCAAACGTAACTGTTATATTTCTAGGCATGTTTACTTCCTTTTACCAGTTGGAGACAGAAGGTTCTTGGGCAGAAAGTTCTATAGGTTTTAGATTGCGGCCTAAAGCTTCCTCATATCTTTTAAAGTAGCCTTCGCCCAAACGCTTATTAAACTTTGCTACTGCTCGTTCTGCAACATTCTTACGAATTTCGGTAAGTCTAACCAAGGTATCCTTATTCATTTGAATGGTACCTGTAAAGACACCACGTAAGAACTCACGTTCAGCTGGTGTATCCAAACCACGAGCACCAATACCAAGAGCATCAATCATTGGGAACACTTCAGAACCCAACATTGCGTCTAATACTTGTGTATCGGTTACGGTTTTCCCTGCTTTTTTGTCTGCCATTAGCTGAGAACGCACACGATTCACGTTTAAGAGAAATTCAGCACCAAAACCTGTTGTTATATCGCCTGTCTTAAGTAGTTTTAGTGTCTCATTGATCTTTGGTAAAGTATCAGCTGCTTTCTCTACTGTACTAACAAAAGCAACATCTTCTTCGGCAGTTTTAGCACCTACAGTTTCTGCATATTTACCTTGACCTTTTTGATCAATAGTAATTACATTCTTAGTTGGTGTTGGCGCTGGTCCTAAATCTTCACTACGGACAACGTTACCGTTAGTAGGATTGTATGTAATAATCTTTACTTTGTTTCCTACTGTTCTAATTTCAGTTTTGTTTTTCTCGTCTTTAGCTAAGAGAGTTGCATCTACGAACTTAGCAAATATTGCTTTGTCAGCTCCTATCATATCTGCAACTTCTGGAGCTATATCCTTTTTAAGTCCTTTAACAGCCTTAGTCCTATTTTTAGCTGATTGAATTTCCGCTTCTTTTTCTGCTTTAGTTCTCTTTAGTGCACCAGCAGCAGTAAACGCAGTACCTGCCATACCGCCTTCACCAGCTTGTGCGGCTAATGTAGCTAGTTTTAACTGGTCTTCTGGCTTTGTTGGGTCTAAAGTACTAAGAGACGAAGCAAGTGTTTCTCTGGCTTTAATTTTAGCCGCTTCTCTTGCATTTGCATCTGCTTCTTTCTGCAGCTCACGGATGGACTGAAGAACCATTTGGGCTTCTTTTGGCATGCCTTCTTGCTGGAACAGACGATAAGCTTCCTGAGCCTGTCCTAGGGGATCTGAGATGTTTCCTACGGCTTGGTAAATTTTCTGAATCTTTTGTTCACGTGAGGGAGCACCAAGGAGGTTTGACGCAAGACCACCCAGCTGACCACCTAGGTTAGAACCTACGGTTGCTATAAATGCTTGAGGGTCGGTTGCTTGTGACAATCGTTGCTGAAAGGCTTGCTGCTGTTGTTCAAATGGATCAACTTCGTTACCGAAGAGACTTAAAATACTTGTAGCCATTGTTGCTCCTTAGTCGTAATAACCTTGACCAAACCCTTGGAAAAAGTTCAAGTTACTTTGTGTTTGAGGTGTAATTTGTCGTTGTGCTCCACCGTAAGTAGGCGTGTAAGGAACAGTTTGTTCTATTGGGTTAATTAGATTATTAATACCTCTCATACCAGAAGTCATTAAACCACCACCCAAACCAGCCATCGCATAGGCACTGCCCGGCACTGTCGCCTTTGGCATGGTCATTGCTTGGTATGGCAGCATATTTCCTTGTAGACTACCCAAGTAAGTCTGCTGACGGTTGTAAGCCTCTTGAGCACCTGTGAGGTTAGCTTGTGGAATATACTGAGCAGCTTCTTGTGCAGTTCCAGCAGCGCCAAGCATACTGTTGTACACGTTAGCCATACCAGAGCCATAGAGGTTAGCTTGAGCTTGTCCAGCACCCTGCGCCAGACTTCCAATGTTAGCACCCTGAGTAAGCATGTTAAGACCTGTTTCTTCAGGACGCAAACCAGCACCAAACAAACCACTAGCCAGTGCAAGTTGGTTAGCCTGTTGTGCTTGTCCCGCCTGAGTACCTTGTGCTGCAATCTGAGCGTCTGCTAAGGCACGAGCACGGTCACGAGAGAACTGCTCTGGGTTAACCATACCACCAGCACCTGCACCTGCAGCTTCACCAGAGATACCCATGCCTATACGACCACGACTGAGCTGTTGGTTACGTAAAGCAATGTCCTCTGCCTGTCGTCCGGGCTGCAGGAGGCCTTGCTGCTGGGCTACGTACTGAGCTGCAGCTTGCTCTGGGGTTGCTTGAATAGCTCCAGCAGCCTCACCAGCTTTCCTGTAGAGGTCCTGCTGATAACCATAGGTCTCAGGTGACAATGCGAAACCAGCCTGTCCTGTGCCTTGGTCGAAGAAGGTAGAACCTGTGCCTGTGCGGATTGAGTATGGCTGAAACTTAGCCAGCTCCATTGCTTTAGCAGTATCAGAGAGCTGACTTTGACCAATGGAACTTTGAACTTGTCCCATCGCCTGAGCAGCTTTTTGTTGTGCTTCGGCATAGGAGATAAGTCCAGCATTGTAGTCAGCAAACGCTTGGTCTGCTACTGCACGTTGGGTTTCCGTGTCTAACCGAAGTTGCTCACGTACTCGTTTCTCTTCTTCTAACCGCGCAGCGTCAGCTCTTGCTTGTGCATCTGCAGCAGAATTGGCTGCTCTACTAGAGAACAGACCACCAATAAGACTTGAGGCAATTGCGCCTGTGACTGGATCTAATGCCATATTATTTCCTTACCTTTCCCACTTGTTAAGAGGGCAACTATTGCTTACAAACCGAACTTTAACCCAGATAGGGCAATCACATTCAGTACACATTGTCTTAGGAGCGTCCTCTACTAACTTACCTAAAGCATCTACAAAAAAGTACAATGGGTTTTCGCTCATGTCTTGTGTTTTATCACAGGCGTTACAAACAGCAAGACGCTCGTCAATGATTTCTTTTTCAGGTATAATCATCGTAACTCTGCCCAAACAGCCAGACCAGAGCCATTTATTGAATAAGTGGTCCCATTGGGTACAATGAAAGATAATGGGAAATATGAAATCTGAGGAACACCACAACAAGAGACAGTGTAGGAGTTAAAAATTGTAACCCCACCTACAACTGCTGATGCGGTATTTTGAACAGAGGCTGTGACTTGGATGGGGCGACCTGTTGTATTAGTGTAAGTAGTACCTAAAGAGCGAGAGCCTGTTAAACTTTGCCATGTCTGTCCTACACCAATTGGGTCTTCAATCGTAATAGCAGCCGTTGTAGCAGAAGTTACTTGTCCCTCTGCGTTCACAGTTACCACAGGGATAGCTGAGGATGAACCATAAGAACCAGCAGAAACACCAGTGGGGGCTATTTTAGCAGTTGTAACAGCATCGTCTTCAATCTGACTTGTTGACACCGTAAGTGCTGTATCATAGTTATCTATAGCAGTTTTAATAAAAGCCGTTGTAGCTACTTGCGTGGTGTTAGTTCCTGCCGTGGCTGTAGGGGCTGTGGGTGTTCCTGTGAGTGCTGGAGAAGACACAGGAGCAACATCAGTTCCAATGACCAGACCTAAGTTAGTACGAGCATTAGCGGCAGTAGAGGCACCTGTTCCTCCATCAGCCACAGTTAAGTCAGTAATACCAGTAACAGAACCACCAGAAATTGTTGGTGCTGTTAAGGTCTTGTTGGTTAACGTAGCTGTTGCTGAACGCTCATTGGTTACAGCGGTTGTAACAAAAGCTGTAGTAGCCACCTGTGTGGTGTTAGTTCCAGCAGTTGCCGTAGGAGCCAGAGGAGTACCAGTCAGTGTAGGGCTAAGGGTATCAGCCTTACTGTTAACTGCTGTCTGAATGTTGTTAAACTCATCATCAACCTCTGCACCCTTAACAATCTTGTTGGGGTCGCCTGAGAGTAACGCGTCCTTACTCGCAAAGTTTGTAGCTTTTACATATTGAGCCATTAGCCAATCCTTCCAGTTTTAACAAATGCGTCAATCTTCTGCACTGACAATTCTGATCCATTAACATCAGCCTCAAAGCCAATTTGGATAGAAGTTCCGGCACCACCAACGCTACTTTTAATTTTATCTAACACAACACCAGCATTAAACTCAGCTATGTTATATTCAGAGACACCATACTCAAAGACATTACCCACCTGAATAACAAAAGGATAGGAGCGATATGCTGCCTCGTAGTCAACACCAACCTTAATCGTAAACTGTTGGTTAGAACCGCCTAAGACAGTAACACCAATCTGCTTAAGAATTTTATTTGTCGTTGGGCTGTTAAAGTCTACATAATGAGAGAAGTACCGAAGACGATAGCTTTCTTCATTGTCTGAGTAACCACCATATTTACCAATACCATCTACCTTGCCAATTAACAAGTCCCTGTTACGAAGACGTAAGAAAGAGAAGGCAGGGTACTCATACCACACTGTGACACGAGCTGCACCATCTTCCAAAGGACTTCTCATGTCTAAACAGTAGACAGTCGAGGTTGCAGGGAAAGATATAAGGTAGAAGGCATTAATCTCTGAATAAGCACTGCTTACGTGGTCTAAGCTACCATAAGAAGCATTCTCAGCGACGACATCCTTAATAAAGTCATCACGGACATTCTTGGTCAAGTCCCGCATAGGCAAAGACTTCTCTTGAATAACCCGACCCAGCGAACGAATACCAGTGTCAGACAAGAAGATTAGGTCATTACCTGTGTTTTGTACACTACGTTTAGCAATACAGCCTACACCGACAATAACATCCTGTAAACTAAAGTTTGTACTAATGGGGTTCTCTGCACCCTGATAGATAACAATGTTGTGCTTACAGAAGATAATTAGGAAGTTGTTATGGGCTGCAATAGCCTCAATGTCGTCTGCATTATCTGGGAGGATAGAGGCGATATTCAGGAAGCCACTAGAACCACCATTGAAGGCAGGGAAATCGCTGTCAGCAATATCTGTTGACCAGTAAATGTAATCTTTGTCATGAACCCAGTAGCGCCCCCAAGCGGCGATAACACCACTAGGATATGCTGTTCCAAAGTTCTGAGACAGCCCTGTAGCGTCTGTAATTGTCTGGGCTAGGGGTGACCCCGCCTCACTATAAACAATTGGCTCATGGCCTGATTGAACCAGTAGAGCGGTGTCGTTAAGTGAAGCACCATTCCAATCGTTATCTGTAATTGTATAAAGAGCAGGAGTAATGTCTGTTAAGGTAGCACCAATACCACCAGCAAACAATTTGTTATTACCAGCAGAGATAACCTCTGTACTGTCATCAGCGTTCACATGCTCCATCATGAAACGAACAGAGTCACCATTGAGGGCAGAAGAACCTGAAGTGGTCTGCATCACCCAACCCTTACGAGCACCTAGGCGACCATACTTGTCAATAACAACGTTGTCTGTTAATTGAGCAAAGTTAGGGGAGATAGTGACACCACTTTCTTGAGTGTTTAGACCGAAGAAACCGGGGGCAACAATAGAAAGTGTTTCAATCTGTTTCATACACTATACCAAACAGTTTCTTCGGGGTGACGACCAGCATCCAAAGCCACCGCATCAGCCAAAGCAGACTGAGCAGCAGCATAAGCATTCATGCTTTGTTGTCCACCATCTTCACCACGTTCCTCAATTGCCATCGCTGTGGCTAAGAGAATAACAGGACGAGATGGGATTTCCATGGGGTCAGAGTCACCTGACAGAGGCACGTTACGTAGTACCACGTTAAACCGAAGTGTATAGACACCATCAGGGATTGGATAGATGTCTACCTGAGTATCACCGTCAGCACTAACACCGTTAAAGTTATAGAACGTAGGAATACCACGCTGTGGGTTTGTCAACAAGAAAGCCTCGTTAAACCAGTCAGCGTCCTTGTACAACATGACAATGTCACTTGTGTCGTTTAAGACACTAAGCACTTGGAAGTTGTTCTGGCTTCCTTGAATCTCATAGTTAAAAGTACCATCAACAGTGGTTGCTGTCAATGTGCGGCGTAGAGCGCTCCACTTCCAAGCGTTTTCTACTTGACTCTTAGCCTCGTTTACAAAGTCACCAATTAGTCGAGCATAGGCATTAGAGTTACCAGCACCTTGTACAGTGGTTACTTCACTTTCCCGAAGTCGTCGGAGAACAGCATTTACTAATTCAATGTATGTCATTTGTTATCCTTACCAATAAGAACCAGCATCATAACCTGTTTGATTTCCAAAACCCGTACCACCAGTTGTATCAAAAGTGTCGTTGTTAGATGATTCAGTACTATTGAAACCGCCGCTAGACTGAACGGCTTGTTGATTAGCTGCTACTTGTTTAGCAAGCTCACGTTTCAAATCTTCACTACGGATGTTGTAGTTAGTTTGACCTGAGAGGACAGGAGCACCAATTCCTAAGACAGCCTGTAACCACCCGGGAGTAACAGAACGTTGTACTTGTTGCATTCTAAAGTCACGTTCGGCAGGTGTCTCAATGTCAAAGTAAGCCTTCTGTGCGTCTGTCAACTCTACAGCACCATCACCACCAGACATCATTCCACCAGTGGGGGCGACACCCATAGCTTGTGCTAGGATGTCTTCAGCAGCGCCACGACGACCTTCCTCAAAGTCAGTACGAAACTTAGCAAGGTCAGTGCGGGCA